TGGAAGCTGTTCCAACAGCACGAACAGTTCCGCAGATTTTTATCGGCGAGCAACTGATTGGTGGATTTACAGAATTAAAACAACATCTAGAAAAGGTATAAAATGTTAATTAATAAAGGCGTAAGCGTAGGCGAAGTTATTACACTTAAACTAACCAGCGGCGAAGAAATTGTTGCCAAGTTAGTAGAAGACGGTGCAGCTTATTACAAACTTAAAAATCCACAAGTAATCGGTATGGGGCCGAAAGGTCCAGGACTAATGCCCTACCTGTTTACCGTTAATCCAGATACCGAAATTAAACTACAAAAATCAACTGTTACTGTAGCAGAAGCAACAGATGCACAGTTTGCCAAACAGTTTCTCGAATCAACCACCGGAATTGCGTTATCCTGATTTAAGTTCTTTTTCAACGGCTGCTGGCAAAGAGAATCGATCTCTGTTATTAATCCAGCAGTCGTAGACTAATTTATAGTTGTCGAAATATTTGTCCTGAATATCGAATAACTCTTCTTTCTTCTTCCACCATGGGCCGGCAAAAAATGTTTTTTTGTCTACAAGAACTTTGTCAATTAGTGCTTGTTCTTCAGCGGTGCGCTCATCTTTTTTCTTGGCTTTTGAAATTGCGTTTGCGTCTAACCTATCTTGATTTGCACCTGCTCTTCCTATAATACCGTCGTAATTTTCAGTCACTTTAGCATCATGAGCTGCTGCCTTTTGTTCTTTAGGAGGATCAGGATCTCCTCTCTTCCAAGTAATTCCAATATATGCAAGATATGCACTCCTTGCGGCATCTTTTTTAATTGCGTATGCAACGGTCTCAGAGGCGTATATTCTTTTATCCACTACCGGAGGAGTAGTCGATGGTGCTTCGGGAGGATCAATAGTGTTAGTACCAACACTGTCTTTGGGTCTAATGCTATCTGTTGGTGTTGCTTGACCGGGAACAGTCTGAGTGGCACTTGTTTCTTGAGCTTTAATAATGTTTAGTTTTGTAACATCATTGACTAGGTCGGGATTCATACTAGACCCTACCGCGCCAGCTAATGCTGCTGGCATTGGCTTTGATAACATTGCCAGCATGGTATTAGCTTTTAATCCTTCAATTGCCTGAGCTTTCGCAGCCGCTGATGCAGCAACATCGGCAGCTAACGCAGTTGGATCACTCATGGTTGTTTGTAAATTTTGTAAAGATTTTGTAGCATTTAGGGCGCTGGTGATAGCACCAGCACTAATTGGATTACCTGCCGCTGTTGCTTCTTTAACCTTTTGCGCCAGTGCTGCTTTGGCAATGGCCATATCAATCACTGCATTTTTTTGAACATCGGCCAATTGTTTTTTATAAGCATCAAATCCTGCAGTATTTGGACTATCACCTCCCATACCAAATTGTGCTGCTCCTACACTAGAAATTGTGGAACTAATATCTTTAAATAATCCTCCAGCACCAATACTATCTGGCGTAACCGACACTGAAGATCTTGCTGCGGTCATCAAACTATCAAATGACGGTACTGCTGCCTCTGCTGCCGCCTTAACGGCATTGGCTGCTTTGGTTGTTGAATCTATAAGACTACCGGGTAATTGTATTGGCATAATTAATCATCATTGTTAACATCATCGGATCCTGTGACTACTACGTGCTCACCGGATCCTTCATTTATTATACCTACATCGCCAATTCGGTGTATAGGCATAAATTCTGCAAAAACACTGTCAGATCCTGACACTGCGGTAGTGGTATGACCGCAATCAGTTACTCCTATTGTTCCTATAATTGCCTGCGGAAGAAAGTTAGTAAAGACAGAATCTGCACCGGACACATGTATCGTTACATAATCTTTATCAGAACCTTCTGGTACATCTGGGTGTCCTGCCCTGCACACCCCAACGCCAAGGTCAGTTAATCGTGAAACAAGCATAAATTGTCCTTTTAAATATTTAGCAACATAAATTATCAACCTTTCTAAATACTTAGATATATACTATATGAAAAAACTATTTTGGAATATATTGGGATTTTTAAGTTTAGGTATGGCCTACCTAGGAGTTATTACTCCGGGACTTCCCTACAGCATCTTTGTTGTATTTGCAGCCTATTGCTTTAGCAAGGGCAGTGAACGTATGCACCGTTGGATCTACAATCATCCATTGTTTGGGCCTTTCTTAACCAACTGGGGAGAGAAGCGTGTGTTCCCTACAAAAATGAAATACTTTATGCTAGCCATGATGAGCAGTAGTTTGATCATAATGGGATTGACAAATGTACCCACTCGCGGTATAATGTATACAGCGGTCTTTATGTGTCTAGTAGCAATTTGGGCTTGGCGTTTTCCTGGCTCAGTAGAGGAACACGAAAGACGTAAACTAAACAATGAGAAAATCGGATGGCTAAAATAACCCTCGATGAACTGGTAGACATAGCCTTTGCTCACGAAGAAGGAGATCCTTTTGACTGGGGAGTATTTTCTAAAGGCCAAGAACAGACCATGCGAATGATCGGCTCCAGCATACTAGAACAGTTTGACAAAGAAACAGTTACAGATGCAGATCGATTGATCATGTTGGCCACTATCACCAAACTGGTCACTGAAAATATGATCTTGCACACTAGATTGATGAAACAAAATGAAATGTGAACAGGGCGACCTTGCCAAAATTATCATGAGTATACGTCCTACCAACATAGGTAAAACTGTGTTGGTGGATCAGTATGTGGGACATTTTACGCAAGGTGAAGAATTTGAGTTTAGAGGAATTGCCTGTAAGGCCGCTATCACAGATCACTATTGGTGGATAGCTACAGAATTTGGATTGAGCAATATGTACGGGGATACTCCACGAGCCTACATTCCAGATACTTGGTTAGAACCAATTCGTCCTGAAAAACAAGTCCAAAAGCAACAACAAGACATTGACTTAACTGTTAAAATGTAGTATAATGATGTATGATCAGGACAAATTAAAAGAGTTGCAAAAAAATCTAGCACGAGATTTAGTTCATCTTGAAGAAACTGAATCAGTATCAGAACAGCAAATGGATAAAATTACTGAAACATATTCCGAAGTTTATGATATTATCACAAAGTTAAAATCTTTATGATAAGTAAGAGTTAAGACTGTATGAAGTAGAAAGAAAAGGATTCTGGACGCGGGTTCGACTCCCGCCAGGTCCACCATAAAACATATTACTAAATCGGCACCGGTAAAACGTTGATTACCCGGGGCAGGAAGTCTGGATACCTTGTAGTATGTTTTGTAATGGGCCTGCCATGGTTTCGACAGGGTCACAAGTAAAGAAATGGACAGTCCGGCAATGTAGAAGCCGTTAGGATTGGGGTAACCCGGTCGTAGACACAAAAAACCTAAATGCAAACAACGAAAGTTACGCATTGGCCGCCTAAACGCAGCCTGGGGTAAGACATACCTCGCAACAGAAACTCAGAACCCGCTTCGGCGGGTTTCTTTTTGTTATTAATTTTTCCTATTACGGCCATTAAAATATTTTAGCTAAAAACTATGGAAAACCATTGATCTATAGGATATATAACTGTACAATAAATATTGTTTCATTCACACACAAAGGAGATATTATGAAAACAGTTGGCAACAAATTAGCCCCATTCGCAGTCACAGGTGTCAAGCCAGGACAACCAGAAGACGCATTCTATACTATTACAGAAAATAGTTTTGAAGGCAAATGGAAAGTAATCGTTTACTATCCAAAAGACTTTACATTCGTTTGCCCTACAGAAATTGTGGCCTACGACAAATTGACACAAGACTTTGCTGATCGTGATGCAGTCTTGCTCACAGGTAGCACAGACAACGAGTTCTGCAAGGTGGCGTGGCAAACAGCACACAGTGATTTGAAGAAGATAACACATCACCAGTTTGCTGACACACAGCGTGGTGAGTTGTCATTGATTGAACAGTTGGGGGTATTCTATGCTCCAGCAGGTGCCGCACTTCGTGCCACATTTATCGTTGACCCAAACAATGAAATCCAACACGTGACTGTGAACAACTTGAACGTTGGTCGCTCACCAGAAGAAACTCTACGAGTTCTTGACGCATTGCAAACTGGCGAACTCTGTGCTTGTAACCGTACAGTAGGCGGCGAGACACTGTGATGTTAG